TTTTTTTTAATATCTTTGACGTATGAAAGAGACAATCAACAATATACTCCAAAATTTAACAGGCAAGTTAATGGGCAAAAATGTTTATAATGAAGCATTTTTTAGCTATTTAGGAGCAGGTTATACATCTTATGATGTAGATAATAAAACTTATATCAACAAAGGATACAATACAAACCCAGACGTTTTCGCTTGTATCACTCAAATGGCAACTAAAACTATTTCGGTTCCATACGAGGTTAAAATTGTAAATGATAAAGAGAGCTATAAAAAACTTAAGAATTTCCAACGGGCAACTGCTGGAAATTTTGACTTTATACAGCAAATCAAAAAAGCAAACCTACAAAAGAAATCTTATGACGAAGTTGATTTGGCTTTCCCTTTGGAGCAACCGAATACAACTCAGACGTGGAGCGATGTTTGGGCTTTGTATAAAACTTATATGAAACTAACAGGAAACTGTTATTTTTATTTGTTAAGTCCGGAAGATGGAGCTAATGCTGGTATTCCAGTTCAGTTATATGTTTTGCCAGCTCACTTAATGCAAATTGTATTAAAGCCTAAGGCTAACATGTTAAGCACTGAAAGTCCTATTGATCACTATGTTTTGATTGAGGGCAACACAATGATTAAATTCATGGCTAAGGATATAATTCACATTAAATATTCAAATCCAAACTTTGACCTATCCGGATCGCACTTATATGGAATGAGTCCATTAAGAGCTGCTTTAAGAAACATAAATAGTTCAAATAGTGGAATTGACCTTAATGTAAAAACTTTGCAAAATGGAGGAGCTTTTGGCTTTATTCATGGTAAGGGAACACCTTTGTCAGTTGATCAGGCAAACAGTTTAAAAGAGCGTTTAGTTGAAATGGATGCAAGTCCGGAGAGATTGAGCCGAATTGCTGGAGCAAGTGGGGAATTAGCATTTACAAGAATATCATTGACAACAGACGAATTAAAACCGTTTGATTATTTAAAGTTTGATCAAAAAGCAATTTGCAACGTTTTAAACTGGCCGGATGAGTTATTGAATAATGACGGGAAAGCAAGTTTGGGAAGTACAGACACAAGCCAAGCCAGAAAGCAAGCTATTACAGACAATATTTTGCCGGACCTTGTTTTATTACAAGACTCTTTAAATAAAAACTTTATTAAAAAGTTCAAAGGTTACGAGAACGCAGTAATTGAGTGGGACATTGACGACTTGCCAGAGATGCAAGAGGATATGAGCAAAAAAATGGAATGGTTAAGTAAAGCACCATTAACTCCAAATGAAGTTCGTCACGCTTTAAAATATGACATGATTATGGATGATGGAATGGATACAGTTTGGATTGAAAGTAATAAACAAAGAGTTACCGATGTTTCGATGACTGCTTTTGATCAGGCTAATTCATGATAAACTGGGAGCGTTTGCAATATATGTACGAAAGGAAAGCGTACAGGATTGTGCAAAAGCACATAAAAAAGATTTTAGGTAACGTTCCGACAAATAACGTATCTTTAGGAACTTATAAGATATTATTTTATACAAACATAACTGAAGAGCAAATCAAAGAAATGTTTATTGATCTTTATAAGACAGTTGGATACGATTATAATAAGAGAATAAAAAAAGAAATAGAAAGGACGACAAAGAACGTTTTATTTTCTGATTCATTTTTACAAGATATTTTAGTATTTTTGTCGGGAGAGGGAGGAGCTAAAATAGTTAGTGTCAGAGGAACGTTAATTGAGGACATAATAAAAGCGATTGAGGATAAATTAAAAGACGATACGTCTTTAATAGCATTACAAGACGCAATTTTTGAAATAGTGCAACAGTCTCAGCAGTTTTATAAATGGCAAGCGTTGAGAATAGCGAGAACGGAAACAACTTTCGCTTCAGCATTTGCAGCAATGAGAGCAGCATCACAATCAAACTTTGAAATGACAAAGGAATGGATTGCAGCCAAAGACGACAGGACGAGAAAGGATCATAGAATTGAAAACGGGCAAATCGTTGATTTTAACGAGCCGTTTATAATGAATGACGGAACACAAATGCAATACCCTGGAGATCCGAAAGGAACAGCCGCTCAGGTTATAAATTGTAGATGTACATTAGCCTTTAAGGCAAAGAGAGACAAAGACGGAAATATTATATTTAAAACATAAAAGATATGGATTTTAAACAATTATCTTACGACTTAAAAGACTTGGACGAGAATAAAGGAGTTGTTGTTGCTTACGCAAACGCTTACAACTTTAAAGACTCAGACGGAGACATTTCGGCTCCAGGTTCATTCAATAAGACAGTAACAGAGAATTTCAAAAGAATTAGAGTTTTAAAGGATCACAATCCAACTATGATGATTGGAGTGCCTTTGGAAATAAACGCAAATGATCCTTACGGATTATTAACAACGTCACAATTTAACATGAACAAGCCATTAGGTAAAGACATGTTCACAGACGTAAAATTGATGCACGAGAGCGGTTTAAATGCTGAATTGAGTATTGGTTACCAAGTTTTACAAAGAGACGCTAAAAACAAAGCGGTTATTAACGAATACAAGTTAATGGAGTATTCTTTCTTGTCAAGCTGGGGAGCAAACGAATTAAGCACCGTACAAGGTTTAAAAAGCATTAAAAGCCATTACGGTATTATGGAATTAATCGAGAAAGCATATAACTTAGATTATAGCGACCAAAGATTAAGAAATATCGAACAACTATTGAAATCACTTTCAGATGAGCCGGCAGAGGTTGCCACTTTGAACGAGGAGCCGATTATATTAAACACATTGAAAAATTTTACACTTTAAAACAAAAAAACAAAATGGAAGCATTAGAAATTAAAGCTGCTTTGGAAGGAATCAAAGCACAAGTTGAAACAAAAACTGCTGAGCAATCAGTAGAGGTTAAGTCTTTAATCGAAGCATTAGAGGCTAAAATGGAATCAAAAAACAACGAAACAATCGAAGGATTGAAAGCTGACTTAAAAGCTATTCAAGACCACGCAGATTTGTTAGACGTTAAATTACAAGAAAAAACTGCTGAAACAAAATCAGTTGGTTATTTTGACGTAATGGAGAAAGCGTTAAACGAAAACTTTAACGAAATCAAAGAAGTAAGAAGCGGAAAATCTGTACAAGTGAAAGCTGTTGGAGATATGACTTTATCTGCTAACTTAACAGGAGCTCAACCAAAAGATTATAACTTCAATACTGTATTAATCCCAGGTCAATTAGTAAACGTTGCTGACTTAGTTGGTTCTGTTAACATTTCTGGAGGTACTTATACATTCCCAAGAGAAGGAGCTGGAGAAGGTTCAATCGCTACTCAAACAGAAGGTTCTTCTAAAGCACAAAGAGACTACGATTTTACAATGGTAGATGTAAACACAGACTTTATTGCTGGTTTCACTCGTTACAGCAAGAAAATGGCTAACAACTTGCCTTTCTTGACTTCATTCATTCCAAATGCATTAAGAAGAGATTATTTTATCTCTGAAAACTCTGCATTTAATACTGTATTGGCTGCTGCTGCAACTGCATCAACTCAAATCATTACAAGTAAAAACAAAATTGAAATGTTGATCAATGAGGTTGCTACTTTAGAGAACTCAAACTTCGCTGCTAACGGTATCGTTGTTCGTCCTTCTGATTTCTACGACATCATGAAAACTGAAAAATCTTCTGGAGCTGGTTACGGACTTCCTGGAATCGTTGTTTACGAAAATGGAGTGTTGAGAATCAACGGAATCCCAGTTTACAAAGCTACATGGTTAGCTGCTAACAAATACTATGTTGGGGATTGGTCAAGAGTAAACAAAGTAGTAACTCAAGGTTTATCTTTAGAGTTCTCTGAGCAAGAAGGAACTAACTTCGTTAAAAATAACATCACAGCTCGTATTGAGTCTCAAACTGCTTTGGCTGTTGAGCAACCAGCTGCAATCATTTACGGAGACTTTACAGCTGTATAATCTGTAAGTTCTTAAAAATTAAAAGCCTATGCAATTTGTATAGGCTTTTTTTATAAATTTGTATAAATTAAAATATTAAAGAAAATGGAAAACTATATTGTAATAAAATCATTTTATAAATTATCTGAGCAAAAAAATTATAGCGTTGGAGATCTTATTGAATTATCAAAAGAGGATGCTGTGCTATTAATTGAAAATGAATTTATTGAAAAACAAAAAGCAACTAAAGCAAAAAAATAAATGAGTTATTTAGATGTATTGCCTTTGGCGAGAGTATTAAATTATTTAAGAGTTGATCCCGATTTAGAGGATGACGACAACGAAATCATTTCAATGATTAACGGAGCTTGTCGTTTTGTTGAGAAAAGAACAAATCATTTGTTTTATGCGAGAGATGTTATTTATACAAATCAACTAAGCTTAAAAGTTTACGATTATCCAATTAATGAAATTGTAAGTCCAACGGATCCGATTGTAATTCATTTTTCAACTTACGATGTATTTCCAAACGAGACAAGTGTAACTTTGAACGTTGGTTATGAGGACCCGACAGACGTCCCAGACGAGCTTTTGCAGGCATGTTTACAAATGATAAAGGTTTGGTATTACGAAAGCGAAAAACAAGTCAATACAACGCTTATTCCGGAGTCAGTAATGCAAGCGATTGACGTTAACAGACGATTTATATGATAGCGAGAGAATTATCCAGAAAAGTTGAAATATATAAAACTGAGAACGTTGAGGACGGTTTCGGAGGTTATACTATTGATGACGTTTTAATTGGGAGTTTTTGGGCAAACGTAAAACAAGCCAGTTCATTTAGAGACAACGCAAACGGAGGTTCTTATATTAAAGATAATTATTCTTTTAAGATTAGAAACAACTCAAGTATTAATCCGGACCGAGACAATTTAAGTATTGTTTATAGAGGTAATAAATACGTTGTTAATAATATTGAATATGATGACGAGTTATTTAGATTCATAAATATAACCGCAAATGGCAAAGGAATTGATTAAAGGAGTTGACCAAGTTATTAAGGAGCTTCGTGCCATTGGTAAGGACATGGAAAAACTTATTGATGCTGAAACAAATGACATCGCAAAACAAATTGAGAGCGATGCTAAAAAGTTAGCACCTAAAAACTTCGGTAAATTAGCTCAATCGATTAGTAGCGAAAAAATAAAAGAAAGCCAATACAAAGTGTCAACTCAAGAGTTTTATGCTGGTTATATGGAATTTGGTACCGGAACAAAAGTAAATATACCGTCAGAGTTCAAAGATATGGCGGCAAGTTTCAAAGGTAAAAAAGGAAATTACAAAGAGGGTTTGGCTGCAATAACAGCGTGGTGTAAAGCAAAAGGAATTGACGAAAAGTATGCATGGGTAATTTTTGCATCTATTTTAGGAGCTGGAGTCAATCCACAACCTTTTCTTTATCCGGCCTGGATAAAAGGCAAAAAAGACTACTTAGATAACTTAAAAAAATTATTATCAAAATATAATAAAAAAATTTAGTAATTTTGACGTATGATAACAACGAATCCAGATAAATACATTAGAAAGGCAATTTTTGACCTTTTAAATGATATAGAAGTATCAGGCAAAACGATAAAATGTTTTGATTCTCGTATTACTGGAAACGCAAAACTTTTAAATTACATTTTACTTACGGCTCAAACCAAAAGTATTGATAAGGCAAATAAATGCGAATATCGTTGGAACACATCCGTATTAATAGAGATATTTACCAAGACAAGCTCACAAGGGAATGCTGGCAGTAGACTATTATTGAACGATATTGAGCAAGCGGTTAACGATTTGCTTTTGCCTCAAATTACAGTTGACAATTTTGACGTTGTGAATCAAAATTTAAGTTATAACACACAATTAGAAACAATTACAGACACAGAAAACATTTACCGAAGTTTTTTAACTTTGGAATTAACTTTAAATTAAAAAAAAATTATGGCAACACCAATCAAAGGAGAAGTTGGAATTCTTTACGTAGCGGACGGAGCATCTTACAAGCCAGTAGCTTGTTTGACTTCAAACAGTTTATCAACAGCCGTTTCGGTTATTGAATCAAACACAAAATGTAACCCAGGAGTTACAAAAATCCAAGGAGGTATTTACTCTTATACTTTAGAGGCAGAGGGAGAATACATTGACACAACATCAGTAGGAGGAGACGACACAAAAGTATCTCACGACTTTTTAGTTGATTTACAACTTGACAAAGCGTTAGTAACTTGGAAATTAGTAACCGGAGTTACTGGAGCAACTTATTACGGTAGTGCTTTAATTGCTGACTTATCTTTGGATATGGGTTCAGGAGATGACTTGGCTACTTTCTCTTTAACATTAAATGGAGACGGGGTAATTTCAACAGTTGATCCTTTAGACTAAAAAAATCATTAACCAAACAATCAAAACATGAATAAAATAGTATTATTAGACAAAGAGTTCCATTTTGGAATAGGGTTTTTAAATGAATTATTGGACGGAACAGGTTTAAGACTTGACGAATTAAGCAGTCAGCCGGATGCGGTTTTAATTCCTAAAATGATGTATTTTTCATTGTTATACTCTTATAAGAAAAAGGCTCAAGAAATTGATTTTACTATGTATGATGTAAATGATTGGATTGATGAAAATGGAGGAATTGGAGGCGATTTTTGGAACAATTTTCAAAAGGCTTTTAACGACTCGATGTATAAAGATGTTCCAGTTGATGACAGCAAAAAAAAAGTGAATCCAAAGAAATAGATTTTAAGGCGGATGTTATCGCTTTTGCTTGTGGCGAACTTGGAATTTTGCGTTTGAGTGATGTTTATGATATGACTTTCGCAGAGTTCCAAATTCGCCTTTTTGCGTATAAAAGAATGGAATTAAGAGAATGGGAAAAGGTACGACAAATTGCATGGAGTGCATTTATAGCACCGCACCAAGACCCTAAAAAGTTACCAAAGTCAATTGATAGGTTTATGAATTTACACGGTAATGGACCAAAAAAAGGAGTTAGTATTGAGCAAAAAGAAAACTTCTTAAAAGCATACAAAGAATATTTAAACCAAAAGAAAAATGGCTAATTTAGAAGTACAAATAGGTGCCGACAGTAGCGAGTTTAATTCCGAGATAGCGAAAGTTGAAAAGCAACTCGCAAACTTAAAGAACCAACAAGCTGCAAATATAAAACTCGGTATTGACACGAGTACAATTGACAAACAGATAACCGATACAACCGCAAAATTAAATGGTTTAAAAAGTTCTGTAAGTAGTTCGGCAACTGCCTTTAATAATCACTCAAAAGCAACTGCAAACGGAGGTAATACTTTGATGCAGTTTTCTCGTATTGCTCAGGATGCTCCGTTTGGTATTATCGGTATTGGTAACAACTTAACAGCAACAGCGGAAAGTTTCTCACACTTATCAAAAACTGCCGGAGGTGCTGGAGGTGCGTTAAAAGCTGTTGCGAGTTCATTAATGGGGACCGGAGGTATTTTATTGGCTGTTTCATTGGTTACAACAGGATTAACAATTATGTCTCAGCAAGGACTAACTGTTAGCGATGTTTTCAATAAATTAACCGGAAACTTTGACGGATTTGCAAATACATTAAAAACAGCATCACAAGAGGCTACTAAGTCGGCAATTGAAGAGACTGGAGCATTAAAAGGATTAATTGCAATTGCACAATCGGACGTTCAATCGAAAAAAATGCGTCTGGAGGCTGTTGATCAATTACAAAAAACTTATCCAAATTATTTTGGCAATTTGTCAAAGGAAGAGATAATGTACGGAAATTTGACTGGAGTAGTCAATGAAGTTACAAAGGCTTTAATTAATAAAGCAATTGCAGAAAAGATGTCTGAAAAGGCAGCAGAGCCAACTATGAAGTTATGGGAGGCAAATGCAAGGTTAATCAAACAAAGAGACGAAGCAGCAAAAGCAGAGGCAGCTTATCAAAAAGCAGCAAGTAATCCGGCAGCAGCTGGATCAATGCAATTTTACGCATCGGCTTCTCAAAGAGCAACGCAAAGATTACAAGAAACACGAAACGAGGTAATTGCTTTAAATAAAGAAGTTGGTAATTACGAAAAGGCAATAACAATGGCGTCTCAAAAAGCGTCAAAAGTTATTCTTAAACCTGGAGCAAGTGCAAAGGAACCAAAAGTTAAAAAAGAGGCGTTTAAAAAAGACTCTGAATTTGATAAAAATGCAGAGGATGCAATGCAAGGTCGATACGATATTGAACTTGGAATAATTAAAAAAGGAGAAGACGCAAAATATAAGGAAATGCTTAAGGGGCAAAAAGCTCAACAAGGATTAGCCGACGAAACAAGCCGAATTGCAATGGCTGGAGCTGCTGCTGAAGAGGCTGCAAGAATGAAAACCGTAGAGGGTTTACGTGATGACTTAGCGGCTGAAATGTTCCTTTTAAAAACGCATTTAGCAAATAAGTTAATAACTCAGGAGCAGTACGATTTAATGGCTCAAGAGCAACGTTTGAAATCTATTGAAGCTCAAAGAGCATTAGTTCCAGAGCACCAAATAATTAGCGATGCAATTGTCGGTACCATTCAAAATATGGGAACCGCATTAGGCGAAGCGTTGGCGACTGGTGCAAATATTGCTCAATCAATGGGTAACGCTTTACTTCAAGGTTTGGGAGGATTGTTATCCGCAATGGGAGATCATTTAATTAAAATCGGTACCGCTGCTGTTTTAGCTGGTACGGTTATGAAATTATTTGGAACTGTTGCCGGAGTTGGAGCTGGTTTGGCTGCAATTGCTGGAGGAGTATTAATGAAAGGAATTGGAGGAGCTATTGCTGCAAAAGGAAATAAGAAAAGTGCTGGAGCTTCAAATGGAGCCGACGGAGGATCTCAAAGAGGCTCAATTGATACAGGAGCAAGCGTTATGTCTCCAACAAGTTCTGTTTCAGGTGGTGGAGCTGTAAGCAATGGAGGAGGAACAGTTGTTTTTGAAATAGCCGGACAAAAATTAATCGGAGTATTAAATAATACTTTGGGAGCAAATCAACGATTAGGTGGATCTTTAGCATTAGGAAATTAACATGGCAAAAAGAAAAATAACATTAGAATTTACGTCAAATCCAAGTATTGGAAACGCATTTAGTTATGATATAACTATTTTAGACGTGCCTTTTTTATATCCTAACGGATTGACTACTTTAAATTTAGATTACGTCTTAGGCGATAACTTGCCGTTTGTTTCAATTGGAAAAAAAAGTACTTTAACAGAAACAATTGACGCTACTTTAAATTTTTTAATAGAATATTATTCAAGTCCAAATATAAGTTATTCAAGAGTTGAAAATAATATTGAGGTTTTATTAAATTTTGAGGATGCTGTTGTAACTTATCCAGACGAGGCAAGCGAAAGTATTTTAATCTCAGACGATGCTTATAGTCCAGATGTAAACTTTAAACTAAAATATTTAGTTGAGTGGGCGGATATGGAGAACGTTGTTTATTCAGTTAGAATTTACCAAAAAGGATACGCTGGAAGCTCAACGGAAGTTTCAGGTTATGGAGTTTTGAAATATGGCTCAGCAAATAGCAATTTGGATGCAATTCGAGGAAATGGATTGGATTTAAATTTAAACGCTACAACTGATTTAACTTTAGAGGATTTATACACCGAAGAGGAAAACTCTTTTGCTGTTAAAATGTATAGAAAAAATAAACTTTTATTTGACGGATTTTTAAAGCCAGACGGAGTTTATCAATCATTTGTACAAGATCAATGGGTTTTGAGTTTATCATGCGTTGACGGATTAGGTTTATTAAAAGATTTGGCTTTTGTTCAAAGTAGCGGTTTCCCTTATACCGGAAGACAAAAAGCAATTGATGTAATTTACAATTGCCTTAGACGTACAGGATTGCAAATGAACATCAATACAAGCGTAAATATTTATTACGATGGATTGACACCAAGCGACGAATTAGATCCATTAAACGAGACTTATGTAAGCGTTGACAGGTTTGTGAAAAGCGACAACGATACGATTATGGATTGTAACGATGTTTTGAAGTCAATTTTAAATTTATTCAATGCCGTAATTTGTCAAATTGAGGGTCAGTGGTATATTTTCAAACCAAACGAATTGTTTGAAAATCCTATTGTAAAATTTAGACAATACAGCGAAACAAATAATACTTTTATAAAATTAAATACTAAAAATTTAGAATTTAATTTGGGGAGTCAAATAAACAATTATTATCCGCATCATGCTGGAGGCAATCAACAAATAGAAATTAAAGGATCAGTTTCGGCAGTTCGTTTAAATTACAAATACGGATTTATTAAGTCTTTGAACATGAATCCAAATTTAAACCATACCGGAAAAACTTATCCAGGTTGGACCGTAATCAATGAGCCTTTTGTAATTATTGACCCGTTAAAAACTCAAGGTTTAATCTCGGCTCCTGTTATTCCAAGCGGAATGTTTCCTACAATTTTTCCTATAATGTACTCAGATGATATTGCTTTGAATTCTGGAGATACTTTGAAAATTGTTTTAAGAGGGCGATTGACAAATACTGGACCGCAAGCTGAGGCAAAATTTAGAGTTACATTAACTGAGGGAAGTGGAGCAATTAGTTATTTAAAATTAGACGGAACATGGTCGGCAACTGAAAGTTTTATTTTATTAGGCTTAAACCCAAATTTTGACGTAACAATTCAGTCTCAATCTTTGCCAGCTGCTGGAGATGTAAGTATGACAATTTACCAAGCCTTACAAACTACTTCTGGCTCAACTCTTTACGAGCTTACATACGCCGACATTCAAAATAGTGCAACTGCTTCAAGTGCTGGAGCTGTTGGGGAATTTCATACAGTACAAAGAAAAAACAGGCCGAGTTCAATCTCAACAGAAACAACAACAATTTACAACGGAGATAGTGCATCGTTAATTTATGAGGGAGCTATTTATAAAGACGACGAGGAAACTCCAACATCTTTATGGTCCAGAAAAGACAAAGCAGAAAGTAAGCCTATTTTGCAAATTGCCGTTGAGGATATTTTAAGATCACAACAAAAGCCTCAAAAAATGTTTACTGGAGATATTTACGGGTTTATGCCTTTTTTATCTATTATTAATATTGACAATTTAGACGGAAAGTTTTTCCCTTTGGAATGGAGTTTTAATGCAATGACTAATACGACAAGCGTTAAATTATTGCAGTTTTTTGGAGATGAGCTTACAGATATTGAATACAAATACACTTTAGATTACGGAAACACAACAAAGGTAACAATCACGTCTTAAAATTTATTAATTTTGTATTATGGAATATTTTAAAGGAGAAGAGAGAATCTTATATATAAAAATTTTGGGGGAATACATCCCAATAGGTTGTTTAAGCGAAAATTCATTTAGTGAAAGTTCAGAAACAATTGACACAACGACAAGAGACAACGGAGGCTGGAATACCAGCAGACCGACAATGCAAAGTTATAGCATCACTTTCAACGGAATTCAAGTCAATTCAACAATTGCTGGAGGAGATTTAAACGTTGCGAGTTATGATCGATTAAAAGAGCTTAAAAGAGACCGTCAGTTATTGGAATGGAAAATTCAGGGAACAAACTTCCCTGTTGTTGATTATGGAAAAGCCTACATTACAGATATTTCAGAGGCAGCTCCAGTAAATGAACTAATTACATTTAGCGGAACGCTCAACGGATTTGGTCAGCCTTTAATGGCTTCAATTGCTTTGGTATTGTTAAACAACGGAGACCCAAGCGTAATAATTCAAGACGGAAACACAAATTTAATAAAAGTATAAAAAATGGCAATAGATCCAACAACAACAACAACCGTAAGGGTTGGCGAGCTGGGGAGTGCAGCATTCAACTCAACTGATTTAGTACCTCACGAAGTTAGCGGAGTTCTTAAAAAAGGAACTTTGGAAGACTTGGCGATTTTTATCGCTTCTATTATTGACGTAACCGGTGCGATTGGTTTTCGTGCCGTTCAAGTTTCAGACGGAGAAACATTACCAGCAACAGACGAACAGGAATTTATTTTAGTTGGTCCTGGAACTTATCCAAACGTTGGAGGAGGTTCGGCAGTAACAACAACCGGATCTTTAAACGCATTGGTTTCAAATGGAACTTTTTGGTTTATTGGCGTTGAAATTCCAATAGAGGTAAATGGAATTTGGGGCGATATTACTGGCGTTTTATCGGATCAAACAGACCTTAACGATATATTAGAGGCTAAGGCTGACTTAGTTGGCGGAAAAGTACCTAATTCACAACTTCCAAGTTACGTCGATGACGTTGTTGAGGTTGCTAATTACGCAGCACTTCCAGGAACAGGAGAGACAGGAAAAATTTACGTTACAGTTGACACCGGAAACATTTATCGCTGGTCTGGTAGTGC